AAATGGACTATTTGGTGCCTGGTGACGCAGTTGAAACCACTGAACTTATACGCCTTGAAGGCGTCAATATTGACTTAACCCCCGAACGGACAACCTTTACGGTTTACGCCAGCCCATTCGCTTATTACGATATGTTTGTGCTTGGCACCCCCATGGGTGTTCTGGGCCGTGACTATTTAGGCTGGTAAACACATGAGAAAGCAAAACTAATGGCAACCCCACCAGTGTTTTTAGACGCAGAAATTCTGTACGCAAGTTCAATGAACAAAATCGGCATGTGGCTAGTTAAGACACAAACAGTTGGTTCTGCCGTTTCAAGCGTGACCGTAACAAACGCTTTTTCGGCTGATTACGACAACTATCTGATTGTTATGTCTGGCGGTACTGGTTCGACAAGTGCTTCAATTGCGATTCAAGTTGGTGCAAGTGCAACTGGCTATTACGGTTTTATGTCGTACGGTACTTCCTCAACAAATACACCGTTAGGTGCAGGTCGAAACAATGCAACACAAATGAACTGGGTTGGCGGTCACACGACAGGACAAGCAAGCACTGTAAGAGTTGAAGTATTCAACCCATTCAAAGCGGCTTACACAAAATTTAACGGTGGCACATACCAAAACGGTAGTGATTACGGAACTGTGCAAGGCGAACACCGTGTAGCCACCAGTTATACATCTTTTATTTTGACGCCAGACGCCGGAACAATTACAGGTGGCACAATTTATGTTTATGGATACAGGTTCTAAAAATGACTATTGACGAATATAAGGCCCTATACCCACAAGACGCTGTTTACATTCAAGTAGACGACACCGAACGCCTCATGACTGACGACGAATACGAAACATGGGTAGAGCAAGGCGTTTATAACAGCAACCACCCGATACCGTGAAAACTCTTGCCGTGATTGCAGCTTTCGCCGTCGCACTAATGCTGGTCATCACCAGCTGCAGCGACCGCACTAGAGACAACTGCCAAACCCAACCCACAGCCACAAGGTGCATACCATGAGAAAACGATTAACCAACAGCGAGATTAAAGCCCGTTTGGTTTTTATGGTTGGCATTACTTTGTCAATGGTGTTTGGCATTTCAATGGTGGCAATTTTGTACTCACTTGTGTTTGTCGTACAGCCTCAGGAACCATCGCCCAATGACACCGAAATGCTTCAAATCGTTTCGGGGTCATTTGCCGTATTGCTAGGTGGGTTACTGGGTTTGCTTTCGGCCAATGGTTTGCGTGACTCTAAAGACAAGGATAAAGACGATGACCATTAGACCTTATACCGGCAACAAAGACGCCGTACACGCCGCCAAACGTGAAGGCACTAAAGTGTTTGTTGACTATTGTTGCTACCTTTTTGGCGTCACCAACATAGGCATTTTCAATGACCGAAACATGGTTGGCACAACCCCACCAAAAAAATCTGTACATGCCACCTGGCGAGCTGTAGACCTTAAAGGCACCCCCGAACAACGGTTAAAACTGATCGACTTCCTATTTACCCACAGGGACATTTTAGGCATAGAAGAAATACACGATTATGCAGGCACCTACAAAAACAACCCTAAAGGTTGGGGCGCTGGGTACCGCTGTGACCGTGATGAATGGCGTGTGTACGACAAAAACACGATTGGCTCAAAAGGCGCCCAATGGGTGCATGTCGAAGTTGCCCCACTACTAGCCGATCACCCTGATGTCGTTCACCATGCGTTTAAAACTATTATGGGTGCTTGACATAGACCTACCGAATCGGTAGACATAGCCCGACCTGACCCCGACTGAAGGACAAATTAAAATGAATGTGAAACGTTTTTTAGGGCTAGCCCTATTTACCTACATGATGTGTGCGGCGTTTGCGGTAGTGAACCAAAAAGACACGCCACCCCAAACGTATGTGAAGCCACCGGCAACAATCAGCCTGGGCAACTTGACAGCACAGCAGCTGCAGGACCGTGCCGTAGAGCTGACAACCACCACTAGCACCACCACGTCGACACAGCCCACCACCCGTGTGGCTTATGTGGACCCAGCAACCAAATGCCAAGAATGGTTGCCTGTTGCTGTTTCGGTTGGCTGGCCCAACAACACCGAAACCCTAGAGAAACTAGGGCGCCTAATCTGGAAAGAGTCCAGGTGTCTAAATGTCAACCATTTGCACCCCAGTTTCAACGGTTCCGACCACGGATTGGTACAAGCAAATATCGTGCATAAACGCTGGGCCGAAGAACTGTTCAATATGCCGTTTGAAGAATCTATGAGTGACCCAACACTCAACCTGCGTTTCGGTTTTTTGCTCTATGACGCCACAGCAGAAACAGGTGCCTGCGGTTGGAAACCTTGGAGAATGTGCTAGCAAATGTTCAATGTTGACCGACCCGACTGGCAACAATTAGCGGCATGTCGAGGCATTGACACAAACCTGTTTTTTCCTAGCAACGCCCAAGAGTCAGCCCAAGCCAAAGCCATTATCAAACCCTTATGCGAATCCTGTCTAGTGTTTCAAGAATGCTACGCCTACGCCGTGTCATTCCCTGAAAAGGCTTTACAAGGCATTTGGGCCAACACCACAGACAACGACCGGCGACGTATCCGCTACAGTGCCACACCAGTTGGCTATCGTACAAAACAACCCGACCAATGAAAGGCCCGACATGAACCAACAATTAGCAGAAATGACAGCTGCTATAACCAAAGCCGAAATCACTATGAAAGCGGCGGCTTGGCAACTTGAAGCGCAAAAAACCGACATTGAAATGCTTAGAAAAGCCTTGTTTGAATTGGCTTATGTCGCTGAAGAAAACGGCATTTATTTGTCTAATCTCACTAAGTCGACACAAGACACAATTGTGGCTATGCGTTTAGGTGGCTTTAAATGAACGTCATACTGTGCCAAGAATGCCAACTAGAACTAAAACATCATGACACACGCTTGCAACCAATCCTTAAAGGCATATGTTTGGAATGTGGCCACAAAGGCAACTGGGAAGGTTTAACCCAAAACGAGCGTGCCAGGTGCAATGACCTGTTGAACTATTTACGCATGACGCCTGAACAACAACGGGCATTTGACAGAAACTTAGGCAGCTGATGGACCTATCTAACTATGTTGACGTACCAACACGGTTTGCTATGGCATTGGAACGCTGGCCTGAGTTACGCATTATTGAAAACCGCCCTGAAGTAATCACGGTTGGCGACAAAACTTTTATTGCTGTTACCGTGCAAGCCTGGCGCACACCGGAAGATCCAATTAGTTGCCAGGCAACGGCTTGGGAACCTATACCTGGTTTGACGCCGTTCACCAAAAATTCCGAGATGATGAACGCAAGCACTAGCGCCTTAGGCCGTGTCTTAGGGTTTATGATGTCGTTTGGCCCCAAAATGGCTAGTGCTGAAGAAGTACGCAACCGGCAAGAAACCAGCGCCCCAGCAGTGCTTGTCAAACAGCCTCAAAATGCGCCCAGACAGGCGCTAGGCGCAAATGCGAGCAATGCACCATCTGAAGCCCAATTGAAGTACCTACGAGGTTTGAACTGGGAAGGCCCAGTACCCGAAACTAGAGCTGACGCCACGGCCCTAATTAAAAGGCTGGCACCCTAATGCCGTTGGTGACTTTGACCGACGCACAAATGGCTGTTGCTATTAAAGAAGCTGAACGCCGTATTGAGCAAAGCCACAATAGAACCAACCGCACATTTACAGGCATAACAGTAACTAAAGAATTAAACGAAAAAATCCATGTTTTAGGCGCTGTCAGTGAACTAGCTGTGTCACTGTATTTGCGTTTACCGTGGACAGGCACACGCCATTTAGGCGCTAGTGACGTTGACGGTTACGAAGTTCGAAGCAGTCAACGAAAAGAAGGCAAAGACTACTATTTGTATGTTCGTGAATACGACAAAGACGCTGTGTATATCTACTGCGTAGTTGACGGGCCACAAGTAGTAATTGCAGGCTGGGCGACAGCTGCAGACGTCAGAACTAAAGGCCGTTTGCTATATGAAGATAACCAATGCTACGGATTACCCAGGCAAGACCTTTACCCAATGGAAAAACTGCGATGAAAGAATCCTATTTTCAGTCGCAAGTAATCCTGTTGGCTCGACTACACGGCTGGCTAGTTATGCACACCCGTGCTGTGGAAATCCGCCCAGGGGTGTGGAAAACCCCACTACAAGGCCATGCAGGATACCCAGACCTGACGCTCGCCCATAAAACACGTGGCGTCATATTTGCCGAACTTAAAAGCGACATAGGGCGACTATCCGAAAAACAACAACTGTGGTTATCAACACTCAACGACGCCGGCATGGAAACCCACGTCTGGCGCCCCAAAGACATTCAAGCAATCTCAGACCGACTAGCCAAAGGACCCGACCATGACTGAATTTATGCAACCAATTAACCCTATGCGCATATGGACTAGACACGGCGATTTGCGCTTTGCCCACCCTGTGTTTGCTATCGCTATATCAAACCAACATGATGTCGAATACCTAACCATTAACGGCCAATTTGAGTCAGTACGAAACATCACCCATGCCGAAGTTATGTTGAACGGTAATTGGACAGCTCTACACACGTTAGAGATACGCCACCCAGCCACCTGATACTGTCAGCACAATTTCATTAGTCGCATGGGTGTATCAGGGTTGTATCTGACGGGCCGTAAACAGGGGAACCTGGGTAGACGCCTATGCACCGATGTAGGCGAACAGCGTTTCCAAACGGCACAAATGGCGAAGGTTGTCCACCGAACAAAAATAGACCGGCACCCTGTGGCTACTTGCCCAAATTGTGGGGGACACAAACCACCCAACCCTGTCATGTAGTACGAGGACAACTAAGCGGTGCTCTTCCGCTTAGGCGTCAGTATCTCTTGACCTTGACCTTGCCCTAACATCAGTACAAAGGAGACCCGACAATGCCCAGAGAACACACAACCAATGACCTGACCTATCGACGCAACAGGCAAGCCCTGCTAGCAGGCAACCCACCATGCCATTGGTGTGG